ATGCGATCAGAGAAGCATTGAAAATAGATCCTATTGTTTTGTGGGTGGATAGTTCAATGTATCTTGTAGGTGATCTGTCAAAGATTGAGAACCTTATTAAGTCAGATGGTTATTTCATGGAAGAAGCCGGACATTATGTAGGACGATGGTGCAACCAACACACTCGGGAATATTTCAGTATGTCAATTGACGAACTTCACCAGGGGGCCGGGGGTATGATAATGTTTAGCGCAGGATTACTCGGACTAAACCGGGACAGTGTAGAGGCAATGCATTTTCTCGATGCGTGGCAGGAGTCTGCAAAGGCCGGATGCTTTAAAGGTGATTGGAGTGACCACCGACATGATATGACATGCGCAAGTATCATAGCGCAGCGTATGGGGTTCAAATATCAAACAGGGGGTAAACATCTTTCGTATATCGGGAACGGTTACGGACCACCAAGTAAGGACGCAGTTTTTTATTGTCAAGGAATGATATGAAAAAGATAGGTAGAATTATAGTTGGTTGGTGGAGGTTCTTATTTGCTAACCGTTCACGCATGGCTGAAGAAAGGCTGTCGCATTGCTGGCCATGTTCAAGCAGGAAAGGATATTTCTGTGGTGAGTGTTGGTGTGAACTCCATGCGAAGGCGGAAATAAAAGAGGAAAAGTGTCCACTCGATAAATGGTATTCATGAAACTCTGCGCGATCATTCATTGCTGGGACGATTGGTACCTTCTGGACCATGTGGTTAAAAATATGTCTCCCTTGGTGGACGGTATTCTCGTCATAGGGTCAGATCGATCTAACTACGGAGAGTTTTCAGAGATACCATTGCATTGGAAGGCCACCGTAATAAAGTGGGAGCCGTCACTACACCACCCCTCACATTCGGAGACTGCCCGAAGGAATTTTGGCCTTAACATTGCCAGAAAAGTAGGGTACACGCATTTCATAAACCAGGATAGCGACGAGCTTTATGACCCCGATCAATTTAATGCGGCTAAAAAATATTTAAACGACAACCCACATTTAAACGGGCTCGTCGTAGAATCTTACGTTTATTTCAAATCCCCCACGCTGACAATCGGAAAGGACATTACCTTAGTTCCCCACATTCACAAATTAACTCCTACGATCCGGCATGAGTTCAATAAGAACTATCCCTTCGCATGGATTAACAAACAAATAAGGATTGACCCTACCCGTAGCCTTAACATAAATTCGGGGGTAGAAATGTTCGAGTGCCCGATGTTTCATTACAGTTGGGTGAGGCGCGACTATGAGAAAAAAATAAGAAACAGCACCGCGCGGGCAAATCTGGAGAGGTCAACGATTTTACAGGATTTAGTGAACGCCAAGGAAGGATATTTTTGCCAATTTTATGGGAAGCCGTTGGTCCGTGTGCCAAACCGGTTCGATATCCCAGAATATGGCGTGGACGACTAAGATTTTCAACATTTGGCGACAACCTACTCGTCAACACAACCTTGAGCAGGGCAAATACCTTCCGTATTTCGGAGGACACGACAATTTCCCATTAAAATGGCACAAAGCAATATCAGAAAGCCCATCGGCGACTGCATGCGTTTCAACAATTCAGGATTTTTTAGAGGGGTTTGACTTTTCCGACCCTGAACTTGGAAGAAAGATCGTTAATTCCAAAGGGGAGACATTTTTTCAGATACACCAAAAGACTTGTAAGGATTTCGGAGAGTTTGAGGGGTTCTTCTGGCACTTCATGTACGATGCGACTGGTAAAATAACCGAGTGGCAAGTGTTTCCTTTTGAAAATTGCCGGTTAGGAAAGCCTGACGACAAAGGTTATATCGCGAAGATCCTGTATAACCCGTACTTCGGGACAGATGACTTTCAGCTTTCGAAAGATACGTGCTATTACGACTCATACAGCCCCACAGGGGTCCGTGAACAGATCAACACACAGAAGGAGAAGTTCAGGGGCCAGGTTCTTTTCGTTGGCACCACGAACGCCCTAAGTCGTTTCTACCCGATGCCTGAAGCACATTCGGCAATCAAGTGGATGAAGATTGAAGCGGGGGTATCTGATTACCACGAAGACAACATTAACAACGGATTTTTGCAGCCATTCATGCTCATAATGAAAGGCAACCCGAACGAGCCAAGCAAGAACCCGGAATACACCAGTCTGCCGGAAGATAAGCGCATGACGCGGGGGCAAGAGTTCGACGAGGTTGTATCCTCCAACTTCATGGGGGCCAAGCGTGTTGGAAATATGTGGGTGCAGTGGGTTGAGAATGAGAATGAGGAACCCAAAACCATGGCTTTCCCTTCCAACAACAGCGGGGATTTGTTCTTGGCGGTAGATCAGCAGGCCACAAAGAAGATCACGATAGCTTTTAAAGTCCCGGCAGTACTGGCCAACATTCACGAAGGGGTAAGCCTCGGCGGTGATGGAAATCAAATCCGGGTAGCTGTGAAATTAATGCAGCAGCGGACAATTAAAAAACAGCGCATTTTAACAGACGCCTATCAAAAGATATTTAAAAATTTCTCCACGCCTTACCTCCAAGAAATTACCATAGCTCCTTATAACCCTTACCCTGAACTTGAGGTACTGGATGAAAAGATTTGGAACGCTATGACAACAGACGAGCGGCGCGACTGGATTGAAAAGAATACTGAAATAGAGCTTTTTGACGACGATTTACAGGAGCCATCAGCACCCACGGAAGCTAGGGTAAGTAATTCGGTGCCGGTGCCGTTCCCTGATAAAGTCCGGGCCAATGCCAAGAAATCTCTGGAGTACCAAGATAAAATGGGGCTTAAATGCTCGGGGCGGGGCGGGCGCGACGTGGCTCAAAAGATCGTTGACAATGAAAACATGGGCCTGCGCCAGCTTAAAAGGATTCATTCTTATTTAAAAAAGAACGAAAAGTTCTCTAACTCGGCTTATAGTGAAGGGTGCGGAGCGATAGACTACCAAGCCTGGGGAGGAAAAGAAATGTTTGACTTTCTGGAGGTAAAACTTAAAGATATTGACAGATGGCTAAACTAGATAAATTCATAGACTACGCCTATTTACGGGAAGAAGTTGATTTGCCTCAAAACATTATCGACTCAGAGCTTGAGCACCCTATTTATCGTTCTCAGGAAATGCTCAGAATGTTGATGGGTGATGAGTTTTACCGCGATGTGATGACGAACTTTTACGCAAATACCATGAGTGTGGCGTATTCGGCCGTGTTCCCTTACATTAAACAGTTCGTTGCGTGGCAAGCCTATCAATTTTACACCGTAAAGGCCAATTTTAAACCAACACGGGCAGGGTTTGTGGTGCACACTAACCCCAATAGCCAGCCAGCCAGCGATATTCAGATGTCAATAATCATTAAAGACGCAAAACTTCAGGCTGAGTACTACAAAAAGCTATTGACTGACTTTTTAAACGGTCATTCGAGCGATTATCCGTTATATAACAACAATTGCAACTCAAATTTGAGCGGCAACAGCTTCCACATAAGCGCGGTTAAGAACAAAAATAAGAATCCTGAACCTTACGGCACTCGGGGGGGCTGCAAAACATGTTAAATACAAAACTTTTCACCGGGGAAGAGTACTCGCTGACTGTTTACAACGGCCAAGCGATTATTAACATGGCTTTCAGATTCTTTACGGAGGACGACTGCGATGGGGTAGAGACAGATTTTGATTTTCCTGGTTTTACGAGCGGATTTTTAAGAGTGTACAGCGAAAGATTGGGCAGAGAGATAAAAGAAATTGCACTCACTCAGAGCGGGTCGTCGTTGATCGTTAACGCTTCGGTGTTAGATATGACATTCGACCAGAATGGACATTATTACTATGAGATTGGTTATGTGATGGACGTTTACGAGCAGGTTTTAAGGTACGGTAAATTTATAGTGATTTGAATGTAAGATCGAACATATTGACCAGTAGGAGAAAGTCTGAAATCTTTCAGTTCGAAGGGTCAACTCCTCCACCGCCAGCGGAACAATGGCCGGTAGTAACAGATGCAAACGCCGGAATATCTGACGACTTGGGCATGTTAGTTTTTTCAATGACTACTGTATGGGAAACGCCACCTGCGACAGTGACTTTTCACGGATTCGCGGCAGCTCCACAAGTAGCTGCTACACCACTACCTGACATTTCACAGTATGTTGAGTTTGCAACAGCTCCAGGATCTGCGTTAGTTTCATCAACGGATATAACAGCGGCTTACGTGGATGAATTTGGGACGTTCGTAGCGGGTCAATTTATACCTGTGTACTACTACTTTGAAGATGAATATGATAGACAAGAGATTGTATTTAACGAAGCTGTTGAAGTTATAGCGCCATGAGTGTAAGAAGCGAAGTCATACGGATAATAAACGAAGTCATCGCGCGGGCGAAGAAGATAAGTGAATTGCCAACTTCGGGACCTGTTCAGGGAACGGATTTAATAGAGATTTCACAGAACGGGGTTAGTGTTAAAACAACTGTGTCGGCGGTAGCTTCTGGTGGTTCGGGGGTTTTAACAATTCAGGCAGGTACAGGAATTACAGTAGATGCTACTGATCCACAGAATCCGATAGTGGCAGCGACTGGGAGTGGTGGAGCCTGGGGATCGATCACCGGAACAATAACAGATCAAACAGATTTAGTTAATTACATATCTTCTGTTTCTGTTTCAAATGTTTTAACGTCAGGTAATATCTTAGTGGGGTCCGCTGGTAACGTGGCTACTTCTGTGGCTATGTCCGGTGAGGCTACAATCGTAGCGGCGGGCACAGTCACACTTTCAAATGCGGCAGTTATCGCAAAGGTCCTAACGGGGTACGTG